ATTAAGGATAGCTTTAAAAATTAATTGTATAGCTAAGTAACTTTTAAGGTTACTTTAGCTATACTTTTACTACATAAAGAGAAAGTTTATACGAAGCGATAAGAGCTAGACAAACTTACCGTTTCCATAGACTTAACGAGTTTATGTAATAAAAAGTTTATGTAATAACAACAAACTAAACACATAAGGAGTCAAAAATGACTATTAAAAAATCAATGGTAGCAATAGTTAACTTGCTAAAAGAGAATGAAGACAAAAACGTTGCTGAGGTAGTAGCTTTACCAGAGTTTACAGCGTTAGTAGAAGCGAAACGTGGAGGTGGTTCACCTACTGAAGATAATTGGTTAGTTATCAACGGCACTAAAGTTGGTAGAGTTTGTGCTGTTTTAGGTAAATTTTACCTACACGTTAACGAAGATAAAGAAGTAAGTCACTTCTACCGTAACGGTTCATACCATATAGTAGTAGAGAAACTTAAAAACTTAAAAGCTAAAGCTCACAAGCTTGAACAAGAGAAAGAGTTAGCTAGACTTGAAGAAGAGATGCTTGAAGGCGTTATCACACCGAAAGAGTGGAAACAAGCTAAAGATGAAGCACTTAAACCATTTGAGTTTTCAATTTCAGATGACTTAAAAGAGTACTTAGCTTCTCTAACTAAAGGTTACGACACTAAAGAAGATTTAGCTGAAGCTATTGAACAAGACACAGCAGTTAAATTCAAAGATATTGAAGATGACGTAAACCGTTATTTAGCTAAGGCAGAGGCAGAGCTTTTAGGTCAACCAGTACAAACAGAAGAACAAGCTGAAGAGACTGTACAAACTGAACCTGAACAAACAGAAGAGGCGTAGAGCTTATGCTTAACAGCGTAAGCGCCTGAGTTACAAAGCTACAAAAATACGCCGTAACGGGTGGTAGCTTTGTAGCTTTTTATTTCGACCAATTTTAAATTCAGTGGTATTACACAGACACAAGCAAAAGGAGATAAGATGCTAGATATTACATTCGACGATATAAGAGACACGAGAGCCGAGTTAGTTGACCACGTGGAGTATAGCTCAAGCTTATATGCAAGTATAGCTCAAGCTACTAAGGGTGGTGTTACTGTAGAGCTTAGACCGACAATGAAGTCAAGAGATAATATAGCTAACGTACAAAACATCACAAGACTAAGTTGGAATCAACTACAAAGAGTGCCGATATTGGGTGTGGATAGGTTCACGAAGATGTATAACTTGTATCAAGTAAGTATTGACAAGCTATTTAATAAATACAATATTACTAAATGTTTAAATAAACACAATAAGGGTATGAATGAAGATAATATCTAATAACAACCGTACTACATATGTAGCTTTCAATAAAAACTACACAGAGGCGACACTTAGCCGTGTATACGGTCAAGTGTTTAAAGTACATATACCAGCCGAGCATTTTTCAATGCAGAAGCTGGAGCAATTTGCGAACTTAGACTATGATAGCTTTACGGGATTAGCTAACATACAACAGAAGAGGAGAGAGCTAAATGCGAATAGATGATAAAGAGCTTAAAAAGTTAATGAGTAGCTTAGGCTTTGTAGCGAATGGTTTTACTAAGCATTGTATAGTGTTTACCGACCCCGTAAAACAGATAAGGGTTAGGACAAGTAAGACCACAAGTGACAAGAATAGAAGACTAAAGAATTTAAAATCAGAATTAAGGAGAATAGGTTATGAAGTATAAAGTGCAAGTTAACTATGAAGAGAGTTACACGGTTATAGTTGAGGCTAAAACAGCTCAGGAAGCTAAGGAGTTAGTAGAGAAACAGATAGAGCTTGACGGCATTGAAGCCCACGCAGATAGAAGCCCATTTGACAGAGAATGGGAGGTGGATACGGAGTTAGAAAAATAATGAGTCCTAGAAGAGAAATGAAGTTGCTTAATAGAGCTAAACCAATAACAATAAAAAAAGCTTTGCACCTCCTAGAGGTAGCTAAGTTATACACTAAACAAAGGAATACATAATGGAAACAGTAGAAAGAATTACAAAATGGTCACTAGATGAGGTAAATAGCTTTTGGGGCGAGTTACACGGTAAAGCTAAGCTTAGCAAAACGGATTTTAACGATGAACCTGCTCTATTATTTTTATACACTAATGCACAAGTAATAGCAGATGACCCAGCTTTAAAGATGTTCACAGTAGCTTTTATAAACGACTTTGATGTAGCTAAAGCAAACGATTCAATACAAAAGGTAAAAGCTAAAACAGAGTTAGCAGAGCAGTTGCACTACTACTTCTTAGATAAGCCAGAACAACTTGAAGGCTTTTTAGCTACTGTAAGTACTATTGGAGCTATATTTGGAGATGAAAGTGAGGCGAGAGACTTCTTATCTGAAATTTTAGACGGTATCAAAGGGGAGTAAAATGTGGAACTATAAAGCAATAGAGCCGTATTTAGTAGCTTTAGCAACTGTAGTTGTAGGTTATATAGTTATTTTTAAGTAGAGGAGGTAATAAGATGAAGATAAAAGAAGTAACTATAGGGTTAACCACAAGTGTAAAGATAGCACCGTATGAGTACGCTAAACCAGAAGTTAGCTTAACGGCTATTGTGGAAGATGGGGAGAGCTACACGGAAGTAGTGGAGGACTTAAAAGCTAAAGTAAGTGATGAACTGAATAAAATAGTTGCTGTACTTCAAGCTGAGGAGCAATAGCTTATAGGGTACTCTTAGGAGTGCCTTATTAAACGATTGTTTACTACACTATTGTTTACTACACTATTGTTTACTACACTATTGTTTAAGGAGATAAAATGCTAGATATTACAGAGATAGAGGCTACAGTCGGTGCTATGATACTAAAACCCACAGACGATAATGTGGATAGCTTTGTAAACGGTTACATAGAGTTAGAGCAAAAGCTTAAAGATTTTAGTGAGATAGCTTTAGGCTATTATCACCACAACGCCAAGAAGAAATTAAAAACTAAGTGGGATGAATATTGCAGGGCTATAGGAGTAAGCGAAAGTAAGATAAGAAAACAAGTAGCTTTATACAAAGCAAGTTTAGAGGTGGATATACCTAAAGAGGTCACAGCTCCAAAGTATGCAGAGTTAAAAGGTAACACACCAGAAGAGAAGATAGCTAAGTATGAAAGTATTAAAGAGGCTATAGGCAAACCACCAACTGTTAAGGAGATTAAAGAAAATTTTAAGAAACAGTCAACGTTGACGGTTTCTGAAACTAACCTTAAACAAAATGAGGTGGTACAAGATATTAAAAAGATAGACTACAAAGAGCTTTACGAAGCTACACTCAAAGAGTTAGAGGAGTGCAAGAAACTAAATGAAGAGTTAAAAACCAAACTTAAAAAGGAGGTAGAGCTAAAGAAACGTAGAAACGCAGAGATTAAACAGTTAAAAGCAAAAACTATGTTAGATTTTGACGCTGTAGCTGAGGCACTGTTCGAAATAGGGGAGCATATTAGCTTTTTAAATAAATTTAAGTACGCACCTAAAAAACCAGAAAAGTGTTTTGGCGATGCACTAAAAGTTTTAAATATTAAAGTATTACCTAAAGACACAAAAGAAGCTATTAAATTAGTAAAGCGTAGCTATAAATCATTAGCTAAACAGTACCACCCAGACAAGGGAGGTGACGAAGATAGCTTTAACAGAATTAGAGAAGCTATGAATAAAATTATAGAGGAGTTGAATTATGAGTAAAAGTTTGATGAGGATTAAACCACAAGAAGAGCTAGTTGAGACTACAGTATTAGCTCTTACGGAGTTAGGCTATAGAAGTGTAGAAGAGTACCAAGCTAAAACACTTGCTAAAGCCAACGACGGTAAAGGCTACCCACTTAACGTGTGGAGCAATTACGTAGAGAATTATAACAAAAAATTAATTAGAGACATCTTAAAAAACGATGGGTACATTTTAGGTAACACTGTAACAGCTAAGGCATACCTAGATTTTAACAAGCCAGAAAATGAAAAGAGGCTAAGGTTGTTAGATTTAGTTATATATGAAGATAAAGGTAGAATTTGGATTAACCCACGTTCACATAATTACAGTATGTTTAGGGATTATATAGCTAAACGGGTTAAAGACATTTGTAGCTCACATTATAATAACGATGTGAGATGCAACAGTAAGGTTTTATCTATTTACAGAGTCACAAAGAGACTCGACCCAAGTATTAAGAGAGAGCTGAGAGAACAGAACTACCCTATTTAGGGCTTTTAACAGTGAGGGATATGTATAAGTATTCCCTCACGATTAAGTGCCGTATAAGCGAAATATAGCTATAATAAAATTTAAACTTTAAGGATTGAAAATATGAAATATGAAGACTTAATACAGACTATAACAAAATCTTATAGACCAGACTATTACTTATTGTTAGCTCAGAATGACAAGACAATCATAGAGCGAGTTAATGAAACAAGTCAAAAACAAGTAGCTAACGAACTAAATATAAGTGAAGCTAAATTCAGTATTGCATACAATATGATGTTAGCTTATAACTTTAAAAGTGAGTAAGATATGACACTTAGAGAGCATTACAGAACAAAGGGTATAAAGTTAGCTCCGGCTGGTATATGGGAACGTGATGAGAATGGTAAGAAACGACCTATAGTAGCTTTTAGAGCTGATGGGCTAGACTTTTCAGATTATCCAGAAGACAACATAGCTAAATGTAGAATAGAAGAGATAGAAGCTCCAGAGGGTATGCGTGTACTAGTCGTTGACGCTGATAGCGAAATAGGATTAAAAACAGCTATGAGTATGTTACCTCAGTGCGAAGAGACTTTTAATACACAAACATCTCAAAGCTACAAACGACATTTCTTTTTCTATGTACCTAAAGACAAGTTTGAAGAGTTTAGAGCTATAGGGGTGTTACCAGACGTGGATATTCTAACGTATGGTGTATTATTTGAAGCTCATTTCTTTAATGAGGCTACCTACCAGTTGCCAGACTTTGACAAGCCTATACTAGAGCTAGACGAGCAGGGTCAAGAGCTATTATTAACTTCACTAAGTGCCAAGAACACTAATTACTGTGGTCAGGAGCATACGGGGTTTGTTAATAAAGAGATGGCACACTTAGTTATAGCTTTTACCAGAGGTGAGTTGGATATATCTAGTGGTCGTCCAGATGCTAAGGTTAACCGTAACAATCTATTTAAACAGATAACGCCTAAACATATGAAGACTAAAGGGCAAAGACGGTTTGAAGCTCCTCCACTAAGCCACGACACGTTTAATACTATAGCTTTACTAGTAGCTAAAAACCTAAAGATACCTAATGATATAGTACAGCCGTTTTTAGAAAAGCTACTAACAGAGGTGTATGAAGTTGACTTAAACTCAAAAGAGACACATAAGCATCTATACAATAGCATACTACCTACATTACCGTACTTTGAAAGTCTATATAACCCTATGGAAGATTTTAGAGAGTTTGATGAGTTAATAGAACAAAACTCAACAGATAACCAGAAAGATAAAAACTATAAGTGGGTATTATTTGCAACTAATAAGAACGGTACAACTAAATATGTGCAAGTTAATAAATTTAATTACAAGCTAAGAAATATTAACGGTGTTAAGCTGTTTGATGAGAGCTTTATCAGGAAGCTATACCCTAACTTAGCTAAAGACGATTTAGCCGAAGTGCCCCATTTAGCTATTACAGCTAACCCTTACGAAGATATAGTTATTTACGACGAGGAGAATGAAGTATTCACATTAAATACACTACATCCAAGTAAGTACAAAGTAAGTGCATCTGCAAGAGCTGATAAGCCAGATAATGTATTAACTCTAATGATTGAGAAGTTTTTTCTTAACAAGGAACACGAAGAGTTTTATTATCATTGGTTAGCTCATCTGATGTACGGAAACAAACCAATTAATACAGTTGTATGGTTTGCTAGTGAGGCTAACGCCGAAGCTGGAACAGGTAAAACGATACTTACCTCAGCTCTGCCAGCTCAGTTGATAGGTTTTGACCAAGCTACAACAGTTGATAGTAATGTAGCTTCAGCAGGGTGGGGTCAGATATTTGAAACTAAGCTTTTAAGTTATAATGACTTGAACCAGATGAGAGACCAAGAATGGCTAAACCTATACGCTAAGATTAAAGATGAGGGAACTAACTCTACAAGTAAGTTACGTAATAATAAAGGTGGAGATGTAGTTAAGTCACTACTTGGAGTTTGTCAGAGTGGTAGCTCTAACTTTATACCTAAAGTAGATGGCTCAGATAGACGTTTTTTCATAGTCAGCCCTAAAGAGAGGTTAAAAGACCAATGGGGAGCTGATGAGATACACCGTATATTTGAAGAGGAGAGGCTACAGACTCACCAAGAGATACAAGAGATAGCTGACTACTTAAAGTATCTTTATGAAGAACATAAAAATAAATTTAGAACAGAGCTATACACCAGAGCTCCTATGACAGCAGAGAAAAAAGAGTCAGCTCAAAAAGGTGCACACTCTCATAGCTTACTAGTTAGAATTATGCACAGTCCTAAAGATATATTTGATTTATTCAAAGAGAAGACAGCATACACAGATGAATGGCAAGACTGGCAGATTATTACGTTTATCAAGCTACAAACGTATGACGGAAATTGTTGGCTACCAGTAGAGTTCCTTAACTACTTAATTAGTAGAATTAAAGGTATAGATGAGAGCAGAAGTATAGCTACTATTTTGGATATTCTGAATGTTAAGAAAGATAAAGTTCCAGCAGTATGTAGAAACTATAACGAACCAGAGCTAGTAGAAGAGGCAGGATTACCTAGAGAGGTACTTAAATATAGTGATGTAGGAATTAAACTTGAGATTACTACAGATGCTTATAAAAATTTTATGCCGAAGAAGTTAGCTCCAGACGGTATTCACAAAATAGGAGGGTGATTTATGTATGATGAAGTTGCAAGTGCGTATGAGCAGAATATAGAGTTTACTGTAGGTATAGCTGGAACTGGTAAAAGTACCAGACTAGCTGAGTTAGCCTCTAAACGTACAAGTTTAGTGTTAACCCCTACACACAAAGCTAAAAATGTGTTAGAAGCTAAAGGAGTAAAGAATGTGTTCACTATACATTCAGTTTTAAAGTTAGTGCCTACGCTAAACCAGAATTTTAGACGAGGTCAAAAACTACAGACGCTTAAACGTATGGGAGAGCTAAGTCTTGAGGATGTAGAGCTAGTTATTATTGATGAGTTTAGTATGATTAATACACATATACTAGACCTTTTATTAGCTGTATTGCCTAGTACGTGCAATGTTCATATATTTGGTGATGCTATGCAATTACCTCCAGTTGACGGAGACGCTATAGACCCATTAGACTACGCAGACGAGAAAAACATAACTGTATTACGTAAACAGCATAGAGCCGACAATATGAACATAGTTAATAGCTTTATGAGATTTGCTAAATGGATTGAAGACGGCTCAGAGAAGGATTTAACTTTAGATAATCTCCCTAAAATTACGGAGAAGGAGTTAGCTAAGAGATTTAACCCTAAAACAGACAGAATTATAGCTTTCACCAACAAAAGAGTTATAGAGCTAAATTCTCTTATCGAAACTCCAGATTTAAAGGCTGGAGATGATATTCTACTGAATGGATTAGAAGCTACCGTAGTTACACAAGGACACCGTAGAGATTTAGCTAACATATTTCCAGCTATGATTAGTAAAGGAGAGCTAAAACTAGAGCTTAGAGATGATATTGAAGAGAGTTTGACAAAGTACGGTGGTTGGGATGTGATTGATAGCTTTGACAAGTTAGTAGTAGATATAGATGGCTCAAAATACAACATTTGGTACGACCTAGAACACTACCATAACCATAATAGCTTAGAACAAGAGGTTACGGAAGCTCAGTTAGCTGTAATAGACGGTAATAACCTAGATGATGACGTAAATTTACCTAAGTGGTGTAGAGCTAATCAGTCAGCTTACGGGGTTAGACGTAGAGGACAAGCTTGGCAAGAATATATCAGCCATTCAAGTAATATATTTGACTTAAGATACCCATTTGCTACAACTGTGCATAAAGCACAAGGTATGGAGTTCGACACGGTGTATATAGACCAAGAGAATATGAAAAAAGCTGTTAGAAATAACTACATAGAGCAATATGCTAGACTAATGTACGTAGCTCTAAGCCGTGCAATTAAAAATGTTTATATAATTGTTAAAGATTAAGCAAAGTCTAAGGCAATACCGAGTATAATTATACTGTTACAAGGGATTATCCCTTGTGATAGTGGTTGACATTTATAACATCCTTGGTTTTTAGGTGGCTCGACGGAGCTACCTATAGAGCTAAGGCTCTCGTCTATGTGACGGACGTTAAACGGAGATAGCTTGTCACTATCGAAACACAAAAATAAACAGACAGAAAGATAGACACTATGGCATTATTCACTACAGAAGAGGTTAACGGAAACTCACCTTACACAGACTTAAAAATCGGAGACCAAGACAACGGTTTTAGAACTGGTTTTCTTTTCATTAAAAAAGACTCAGCTACTTCTACAGAGTACGGTGACTTTGATATTTGGCAAGGACTTAGCTTCGACCCAAATGCAGAGACAGAGGAACAGCTGATGAACAGTTTACAGTTAGCTTCTATAATTCCCAACACTATGTTAAAAAACTTCGAGAAAAACGGAGCTTTTGTATTTGACACACCTTATATAATCACTAAAAAATGGACTAAGGGCGATAAGTACGACGGAAATAAACGTGCGAAAGGTCACGGTTTCGGTGTTGAAAAAGTTAAGCTACCTACTTCAATTCTTGACAAAATGTTAGCTTTCCACAACAGTAAAATGAACGTGGTAGAGACTGAACAAGTTGATGCAGCTACGCAAGAACAAGCTCCTAAGGCTAGTGGCGTAAAAATGTAACTATTTTTAGAGCTTACTTCGGTAGGCTCTTTAAAGTAGTTTACGCTACTGAAATTTAATAACTTAGGAGTTAAGATGAAAAATTTAGATGCAGAGATTAGAGAGGTAGAAGAGAAACTCGTTAGACTTAAAAGAGCTAAAGAAGCTAACGAAAAGGTAGCTATTGAACAAGGTAAAATTATTGTGACTTCTACAGAGAACGGTGACGATTTCGATTTAGACTGGAAATGTAACGCTACAGCTAGTCAGATTACAGCTCACACAGTAGGCACTATACAAGCAGCTTTAAAAGCTATAGACTCACCAATAGATGCAGCTGCTCTAAAATTAGCTGCATTATCTTCACTATGTGAATAGAGCTATGCAGATTTACGAGATTGTTCCTTTAGCATACGTAGCTAGAAAGATAGACCCAGAAAAGCCTTTATTCTTTGATACAGAAACTAAAGGGCTATATGGTGAGGTAGTTCTAGCTCAGTTTATGCAAAACGGATGGGAGGAGGCACTCTTGGTAGAGTGTCCTGACAAAGCTAAGCTACAAGAGCTAGTAAAACATAGCTGGATTGTAGCTCACAATGCTAGTTATGATTTTAGCTGTCTGAATACTGTTCCAGATAAGTTTGATGATACGCTACTAGCTGCTAAACTTGTATTCTTTAAAGAAGAGAAACTGGATTTAGCTTCAGTTTACACGTACGCACTAAGCTACGACCCTTATACAGAAGCTAACATTGATAAAAAAGTGATGCAAAAAACCAACTGGAGTGGTCAACTAACTCACACCCATTACACCTATGCAGCTATAGACGTGTACTATATGCCAGAACTATGGGAGGAGGTTAAACACATAACTGATGATATTAACTATAAACTTGATATTATAACAGTTCGTCATTGTCAAGTTATGGAGAAGACTGGGTTACCTCTTTTACCTCTTAAAGGAGTATTAGCTGAGACTATATATGAGCTTAACAAGCTAGAAAGTAAGCTACCAGTTAACCCACGTAGCTCTCAGCAAGTTAAAGTTTATTTAGATAGCCCAGAAGGCACTAGTGCTGATATTTTAGCTAAGATAATTAGTGAGGGTGGTGAAAGAGCTGAGAAAGCTCAAATGGTTAGAGACGCTAGACAGCTAAGTAAGTATAAATCTACATACTTAGAGAAGATGGCAGGGCACAGTCGATGGTTTGGGCATTTCTCACCTAGAACACGTAGTGGTAGATTAGCTTCAAGCGATAATAATCTACAGAATTTACCTAGACAAATGAAAAAGTATGTAGGGTTTCTACCTATAGATGATAAGGTGCTAGTTTCAGCCGATTTCGCTCAGCTTGAAATGAGAACAATTGCTTGTATAGCTAAAGATAAAACTATGTTAGACTTGTTTAATAACAATGAAGACTTACACGGTTATATGGCTACAGTTATGTTCGGTGAAAACTACACAAAAGAACAAAGACAGATTGCCAAGGTAGCCAATTTCAGTCTGTAAATATTGCAGACTCTAAACCCATTGAATTGCTGGGAACTCTGACCGTTTAGAGACGAAGACAATCAGCAGCTAAGGAGAAGTATAGTGAGTAATAGAATATGTAAATTTTGCGGAGTTAGCTTCGAAGGTAGTGCCCGAGCGTGGTATTGCCATAAATGCAAAGAGGGAAGAACTAAAAAGACAGTAGCTAAGGGCATACAAAGATACCCAGATAAAGATAACTATGTAAAGTATAGAGTTTATCTACGAAGGAATAAAGAGCTACTCTCTTTAGGAGAATACCCTACTCTGGAAGAAGCAAAAATGGCTAGAGATAGCTTTATAAAGGCTAACCCAGCTGATTGGAGTAAGCCTCATATGATAACGACAAATATTAACTATTTTATGACTCGCAGAAGGGAAATACTAAAAGAGCGAAAATACTGTAATCGCTGTAACAAGTACCTTCTAAACCTTAACCGTTTTGAGTGGTGTGTTCATCATATCGACCACGATAGAACTAATAACACGGAAGAGAATTTCGAGCTATTATGTAAAGCTTGTCACCAAGCTGAACACGCTACACGAGATGAGAAAGGTAGATACTCTCAAAGTTCAACGACTATCCCGAAAGGGAGTACGCCTAAGCAGGTGGAAGCGGTGGGAACATCATATATTAATGATGTTATGATATAGTCTCATCTATGCAGAAATGTATAGCAGTTCATAAGAGAACGGGCACAGAAGTAGCGAACTGTGTCGAAGATAATGTATATGGAGCTGGAGCAGCTAAGTATGCAAGTATTCTACTCAATCTAACTGGAATTATTATATCTCAACAAGAAGCTGAGAAGATTAAGAGAAAATGGTTAGCTACATTCCGAGGTGTAGCAGAGTGGCAGCAGAGAGGTATTAGACAGTGGAGAGCTGGTAATTACCATTGGACACCTATGGGTAGAAAGTATCAAGCTAAGATGCTTAACGATTATCTAAACATAGAAAATCAGGGAGCTGGTGCTGAGATTAGTAAGTTAGCTTTTAATTACATTATGAGTAACTTACCAGAAGAGGCTAAAATGTGTAACTTTGTTCACGATAGCTACTTGGTAGAGTGTCCGAATGACCCTAGTATTTATGAGCCAGTAGCTAAGCTATTAGCTGATAGTATGCAAGAAGCTTGGAACGAATACGCTAAAGTAAACGAGAACTTTAACTTGACTATTATGCCAGTAGACGTAGGCGTAGCTCTTACGTGGAAAGAGGCTGATGAAATGGCAGATAGCTGTTTATATACACTTGAAAGGAAAGATTAAATGAAAAACTGGGATATTAGTGAGCCAATCACGGATTACGAACATAGTAACAATAACGCAGGAGGTAAGTACGACGGTAAGCTAGTTTTAAGACCTAGCTCACTCGAGTCGTACATCCGTTGTCCGTACGCTTTTTATAAGCAACAGATTTTAGGTGAGTACGGAGCTCCAAATAGTGCCTCTCAAGTAGGTACAGCTCTTCACGCTGTTATGGAAGACGCTATTCTATATAGACTTGAGACTGGTAAAAATATGGAGCTGGATGAGATGCAGAGACGTGGAGTTAAACACTGGAAAGAGCTAAACGATAAGGCTAAAATCCAATATCACGGAGAACAGACTTATCAAACTATGGCAGATGATTTATATGCTGGAGTTATAGCTTTACGTGAGGCTCTTGATTGTATAGAAGCTACAGCTGCTGAGGGTAGATACTCGGCTAAGATTAAAGACCACCCTATGTTTTCAGCTATTTCAGGGTCACTTGACGTTGAAACTGGAGCTAACGTAGTGGACTTGAAATTTACTGGTAAGAAGAAGTCTAAGCCAGATGATTATGTATTGCAGCAATCTACTTATGTATGGCTAAAACAGATTAATGGTATCCCAGCTGAGAAGTTTACTATCCTTAACATTGTACGTCCTACTAAAGCTAAGAAGCTAAAAGACGAGCAAAAAGGTATTGAGACTGTAGCTGATTGGCACTTATTAGAGGGTAAGCCTAACGTAGATTATGTTAAACATTGGGTTAACATTATCCTAAACAAGACAGAGAAGTTCGCTAACTATCGTGATAGCTGTGGAGATTTAGTAGCTAGAGGGGATATGACAGCTGAGGAAGCTAAACAAGCTGTAGAAGATTTTGCTGCTCTTGAGTTCCAAGGTACAAGTCCTAGTAATAGCTTCCTATGTTCATCTGTTTGGTGTAGCCACTGGAAGACTTGTCCTCACGTTAAAGCTATTAGAGAGAATGAAAAAATAGAGGAGGTAACATTGTGGTAGCTTCAGTATGGGCTGTTCACCATTCTAATAAGGACTACATAGTTTCCATAGATGGTGAGGTGTATAACAGAGCTAAAAATTTTAGAGTTAGCAAAATTAAGCACAGCAGAGGGTATCTTGTAGCACAGATAAACAGAAAATCTGAGTACATTCATAGTATGGTATTACTATCATTTGGGTATAAGAGACCAGCTGGATACGAGACAGACCATATAGATACAAATAAAGAAAACAATAAAATCGAAAACTTGGAGTTTGTTACTCAGGCAGAAAATAAACGTAGAGCTGTCGCAAAAAGTACGTCAGAAACAGAGGCTAAGAAGTATCACGATAAGACAACTAAATTAGCCTCGTTAAAAAGATGGAAACTGAAGGGCGATAGGTTAAAAGGAACTACCTACGGTTATTGGGAGGTAATAGGTGGCACAAACAGAAAAAATTATGTGTTATGCAAATGTAAGTGTGGAAAGGTAAAGGAGATTTACTTTTATCATTTAACAAAAGGAGCTACTAGAATGTGTAGAAAATGTAGTAATGTGAATGGGCGTAATGCCTTTGGAGGAAAGTGATGGAAGTTATACAGTATTCACTACAAGACGCAATTAACCATATCATAGACAGTGGTGTAACACCTACGGAACTTAGCCACGAGCTAGGTTTCCAAGATACAAGTATGGTGTACAGATACAAGAACGGTAAAACGAAGACTACCTCAGCTGTTAGAGCTAAGGTGTTGTTTGATAAGTACGGCATTTTGCTGGATGATTTTATCTCAGCTGAACACTTAGAACAGAAAGCTCAAGCTGAGTTAAACAGAGGTATTAAAGAAGTCGATAGTTGTGGGCACATCTTCGACAAGTTGCTTGTTATAGCTTCTTACAAAGGTGCAGATTTAAGACAAAGACTATTAAAATTTATTGCTGAGATGGATAAAAGGTGTTAAAAATGTTCAAGAAAAATGATACAGATAAACCACGTATGGAATTAGTTGACCCAGATTATATGATTGGTATAGCTCAAGTATTAACATTCGGAGCTAAAAAGTATGAAGCTAACAACTGGAAAAGAGCTTCCAGAGATGATATAGAGCGTATCAAAGGTGCTATGCTACGTCACCAGATGGCTTATATGAAAGGTGAGAAGATAGACCCAGAGTCTGGACTTAGCCACTTATATCACGTAGGATGTAACTCTATGTTCTTAGCTTACTTTGACCGTAACCTTAAAGAAAACCCAGCTCAGCAACGTATCAAGTTTGAAGAAGAGGACGAAGCTAGATGTTTTCAAGATAGACCTACGGTAGATTAAATGAAACCGTACCCACATCAAGAAGAGTTAGCTTCTAAAGGTTTAGAGATTATCAAGAACTACGGTATAGTTTACTATGCTATGGAGGAAAGAACTGGCAAGACTCTTACAGCTATCCTCACAGTAGAGAAGTCAAAAGCTGAACGGTGTCTTATCATTACAAAAAAGAAAGCTTTAGATGGTTGGATAGAAACTTTAGCAGCTAGAAGTAATGATGGAAAAGAAGAATGCAAAGGCTGGTCAGCTCCTACATACAATATCGGAGGGAAATTATTCAGCGTTACAAATTATCATAACTTATATACGTCACACAAAGTACAAAAGAAAGTTAAAGGTAAGATGGAAACAGTTACAATACAGAAGCTAAAACCAGCATTTGATGGTGATAACTTTGATGTAGTTATACTTGATGAGAGTCACGCTTATTTAAGTGCTTATCCTAAAGTAGGAGCTATAGCTAAGATAGTACAGCAGATATGTTATGAGAAACCTATCATCTTACTATCGGCAACTCCATTTGCACAAGGTTATCAACTGTTATTCCACCAGCTAAATATGAGTAAATACAGCCCATTTGATAGCTTTGAAAATTTCTATAAGTGGTTTAATAAGTATGGAATACCAGAGGTAGTTTATACTGGACACGGACAGAAGATTAAGTACGATAGAGTTAAGCCAGAAGTATGGAACTTAGTTAAACACTTGTTTATTACTAAGACACGTAAAGAGCTCGACTTTGAATACGAGCCAGAAGACGTAATACATTATATAGAGCTGGATGAATGGACTAAGGAGCTTTATAATAGTTGTCAAGAGGATGAAATGTTAATCTACGGAGATGACGAGATACCACTTGATAGCTCTATGAAGCTAAGAACTACACTACATCAGATTGAGGGTGGAGTGTATAAACGAGAAGATGGCTCTAGTGGGCTATTACCAAATACGGAGAAGATAGATGCAATACTCAAAGATTTCGGGGATAGAAGCGACACGGTTATTATGTACCACTATAAAGCAGAGGGTGTCAAGCTTGGAAAATACTTTAGACAAGCTAGACTATTACAAGGAACAAGCTATGCAGAGGGAGTCGACCTCAGTGGTACAAGACACCTCATCATCTACAGTCAAGACTTCTCCACAGCTAAACATAGCCAGAGACGTGCTAGACAAGCTAATAAGCAACGAGATGAGCCAATTAAAGTACATTTCTACCTTGTTAGAGGAGCTATCTCCGAGCAAGTATACGAAACTGTAAGCGAAAACAAGACAAATTTCGTAGATAAAATGTATAAAAGGAATAAGCTATGAAAGCTTGGAAAGAAAGACTGCACAATGAACGAGAAGAACTGATGGGCAAATATCAGAAGCTTGTCCACTTCCTACAAACTGCACATTTGGATAAAGAGAATATGGACTTACTGTACGCTCAAAGAGAAGCAATGTATGAATACCTAGCTATACTTGATAAGCGTATAGCTATAAACTCAAAGGGGAGATAATGGGAATTATAGATATAATCAAACAACTGAGAGCTACAAGCTCGACAAACGCCAAAGAAGCTATACTAGCTGCACACAAAGATAATGATGAGTGGAAAAACTATCTTATAGCTGTGTATAATCCTTACATAAACTATAATAAATCAGGAGATAAAAATGAACTTAGAGACGATTTGGATAACCTTAAACTGTGTAGGAGTATTGATGCTGGTATATCAGCTAAAACTATTAACAAGGTTTACGGAAATATCATACCCACTTTTGGGCAGCAAAAGGCTCTTGATTACAAAAATTTTAAGTCTAAACATAGCATTAATTTTCCTTGTATTGCTCAGTATAAGTACGATGGTTTCAGCTTTACGTGTGTAGTACACGGAAATACACCTAAATTCTACACAAGTAATGGACACTTATTCTTAATAGAAGAGTCTATCTTTGATAATATGCAAGATGGCGTTTATCTTGGAGAGATGATGGGTGTAGGTGTTGAGGGTAAATTCGGGGACAGAGCTAAGTGTGGTATTCAAACAACTATGAGAACCAACACAGCTAAAGGTGTTAAAAACTGGAGTAAGCCGAACTTTCGTATTTTCGAGTACTTAACACTTGAAGAGTTCTATGCTGGAGAAGCTAAATCTTGCTACGAAGATAGATGGATGTATATGTTCAATACTAACTTGGACTTAGAGTTCGATATAGCTGACGTAACAGCTGAAGGTAAATACTGTCACAACCAAGAAGAGTTAGACGAGTTTTATGTTAAAGCTTTAGCTGACGGATGGGAGGGCATTGTTATTAGACAACCTTGCCACAAATGGCATAATGACGGAAAACGTACAGATAGCTTGGTCAAGCGTAAAGACAGACACTCAGCTGATTTACTCTGTTTTGACTGGAAAGAGGGCAATGGCAAGTTTAAAGGTATGATAGGTAGCTTAGGACTACGTGACAAGAAAGGTAGAACAGTATGGGTAGCTCCACGTACAGATGCAGACAAGATAAAAGACCCAGATTATTATTTAGGTAAAGTGGTTGAAATTTTATATGAGAGTATGGGAGCTAACGGAAGCTACAATCAGCCAGTATTTAACGGCGTTAGACCAGATAAAACTTCGGAGGATATAGACTAATGAAGAAAGCAGAAATAGTTAGAGCTAATGCAGCTCTAATGATAGCTATTATGTTTATTGATTTAGACGAGTCTAGTGATAAGGGGCATCCTAGAGCAAGACCAGTAAGAGACAAGATAGATAAAATACTGCAAAACTTCAACAACGCCAGAAACGGCAGGTTAAATATCAGAGCTAATGAGTTAGCTGCTCAAGCTTTAGAGTCGGTTAAAACTAAAATACACGGTCCAGTTGATGTTAACGTGGTAGCTATGTGTCTTCTAACAGAGCTAGAGGATAGAATTAACCTATCGAAGCTATACTCTCTGCCAAGTAATCTTATTATAGCTTGTATAAATGAACTAGCAGACGTGAATAGCTTAGACGTGTTCAATCGTAGCTCGGACACAGCTGATGAACTGTTAAGAGAGTTAGGTTATGGCATCTAGCTATTACACTAGAGTATGTAGTAAATGTGGAGCTGAGAAGCAAGTTACATACATACCAAAACCTAATCAGCTATGCAAAGCGTGTAGTGGAAAGATAGCTGGACCTAAAGCTCTTAAAGCTAGGTATGCAGGATACGAACACGTAAAATACTGGTACTTTTGCCCTACTTGTGGCGATGTTAGAGCTGCTGACAGACGGTACAAAACGGCTTATTGTACTAACTGTAATAGAAAGTATAGCAGAAGAAAACATAAACAGTCTAAGTTTGAGTTTAGCTTTATAACTATGACTACAGTATGTACGTATAAATGGATAGACCCAAAAGCTAAGGTAAAGAAGAAACGCAAACCTAAACCTAAACCAGTAGCTAAACCTAAACAAGTAGCTAAACCTAAACCAGTAGCTAAACCTAAACCAGCAGCTAAACCTAAACCTAAACTACGAAAGGTTAATAACGATAAGGAGCTAATTGAAGATTGGCTAAAGAAAAATAAGGTAACTGTTGTAGAACCAGTCGACCTAGTCCCACATTTAACTGGGCATCAAAGAAAGGATTTATCTTGAAAAAAGTAACACCTACTAGAAGACGTATAGACAAAGACGAGCTAAATAAGCTACTAGCTATGATAGAGCATTTAGATAGGAGATACTCACGTCACTGGATTGATAACTCAGCTCTATGGGTTGAGGCTGAAAACTATGTAAGACGTGTAAAAGCTAAACTACCTAAAATATATGAGGAGATAGAGAATGGACGTTCCAATAGAAAGTCGTAGAGATTATGAGTTATTCGTTAAGCAGCGAGTTAATATGCTTCAAGTTAGTAACAAGCATAAAGCTATAATCCGAAAGCTAGTTATGGCAGGGTTTGATGACGGCGTAGCTTATCAAGCTAACGGAGGAGGTAAAGTTGAGGTAAAAGAAGATGCGTGAACAAGATTACCAGCGTAAGATAGTTAAACACCTAGAGTCTCTTGGAGCGTATGTAGTTAAAGTAGTTGCAGCTTCTAAGAAAGGCGTACCAGATATATTAGCTTGTTATAAAGGTAAGTTTATAGCTATAGAAGTTAAGACTCCTACAACAAGAAAAAACACAACAAAGCTACAAGATTATAACCTAAATAAAGTCAGACAAGCTGCTGGGTATGCTATGGTAGCTGTAGATATTGAAGACTTAGAGTGCATACTGAATGAGATAGACTATGAAGGACAATAGCTACTTATACGGTGATGGTGTTAAAGTTCCAGACATACCTAAAGAGACTATCGAAGAACGTATTAAGTTGCTGAATGATAATTTAGCTAAACAGTTAGCTGTAGAGTGGCACGAGCGAGACGGTGTACGTTGTAATGCCATAACTAAAGCTATTAAATTTTGGGAGAGTATAAATGATAATTGATGTGGTAAACTTTAATAAGAAACGAAACAAGTTAGCGTGGAATGACGTACTAGAAATTAAAATGCTAGATGAAGAGATTAGAGAGTTTTGGGATGCTACTACTGTAGCTGAACGAGTGGACGCATACATTGATACACAGTATGTGTGGATTGGAACTAGAGTTAAAGCTAGTTACAATTCTGTAGCTATTAACATAGATGTACGTAATACTATAAACCAAACATTAGAGCTTATGGAAGACTACTTGAAAGAGGAACTTGGAAAGCATTATGATACAGTTATAGCTAATGCTAAAAAGATTGTATGTAGTGCTAACGAGTTAAAGGGAAGTAAGCTAAATGAAGATGGAAAAGTCATCAAAGATGAAAAGTACCGAGCTGCTATTGATGCAACTAAAAGTATAGCTTTAATGATAGAGGAAGTAACAAAGCCTAAAAGCTATTAATGTAGGTAGATAGAAAGATTAACTCTTTCTATCAGCCCACACGTTAGAATAATAACAGTCTAAAGTTCCAGACGTGTCCTCTTTGCGAACGCTAAGAACAAATCTAAACTCACCTCCATTATGTGTAAATGGGAAGAGATAGTCAAATCCAACTCTATCTGTAACATCTTTTGTCTCTTGTCTAAATTCCTCAGGTGGATTACCATTAACACTAAACTCGAAATAAACAGACTTTGTAGTATCGTCAAAGCTATAAGTAGCTGACATACCTAGCATATACACTCCAGCTGGTAGCTCTTGTACGAATACATTACCTATCTCTGTGTAAGTATCTGATATATCCAAAATATCTG